CCTTCTTCCGTCTCATGGCGGATCAGAGCAAGATCGAGGGCGCTCCTGAGGAGATCAACACTGAGGTAGAAGAGAGCTTGCTCAAGCTCGAGCGCCTCATCATGGCTGAGATGGAGATTCTCGGTCTACGTATCCCCCTGTTCGAGGCCGTAAAGCACCTTGTGGTTACCGGGAACGCCCTTATCCACTTGCCCAACGACGAGAAAGAGGGGGATATGCGGGTCTTCCACATGGACGCCTACGTTGTAGACCGAGACCCCGAAGGGAACCTCCTTCAGATCATCGTCCGTGAGCGTCTCTCCCCTTTGGCTCTGCCTCAATCAGCCTTCGAGGTTGTTGCCGGCGAGATAACCCTGAACGGTGAGGGCGAGACCCCTGAGTACGTAGAGCTGTACACCTGGATCAAGTGGGACAGAGATGCCAAGGTGTTCAAGATCCACCAAGAGTTAGGCCAAGGGCAGCTTATCGAGGGCACTGAGGGAGAGTACAAGAAGGGTGCACTACCCTGGACAGCCCTCCGTATGACTACGGTAAGCGGTCAGGATTGGGGTCGCGGCCTTGTAGAGGATTACGAAGGGGACCTTAGATCCCTGGAAGGCCTTGCCATTGGCGTACTAGAAGGTACAGCTGCCGCGGTGAGGGTACTTTGGTTCGTCAACCCCAACGGCTTTACCAACATCGCTGACCTCGAGAAGCCTAACGGGTCTATCATCCCCGGCTTCGCTGACGATGTTGGATCCCTCTCCACAGACAAGCAGGCAGATCTACAGGTTGCAGCTGGTGTAGCGCAGACCCTGGAGACTCGCCTGTCACGCGCCTTCCTGCTCAACTCGGGGATCACGAGGACCGCAGAACGGGTCACAGCTCAGGAGGTGAGGTATCAAGCCGAGGAGCTGGAAGCTACTTTGGGTGGCGTGTACTCGGTCCTCACTCAAGACCTTCAGGTACCTCTTATCAGTCAGATCATGGCTCGCCTTCGTAAGAAGGGTGCGATGCCCAAGCTGAAAGATGGCCTGATCCGTCCTAGCATCGTCACAGGGATCGAAGCCCTCAACAGGGGTCACGACCTACAGAATCTCCAGATAGGCGCACAGGCGTTCTCACAGGCTTACGGGCCGGGTGTGCTGGACAGGTACACTAACGCGCGAGCGGGCATACAGAAGTTCTTCACTGCCGCTGGCGTAGATATGGAAGGCTGGCTCAAGACTGAAGAACAGGTAGCACAAGAAGACCAGCAACGACAACTGGCCGAACTCGCCAACAAGGTAGGACCTAACGTGGTGAACGGCCTCAACCAGCAAGCACAGGGTAGCTAACATGGCAGATCAAGTCTCGTTCTCAACTGACGCCTCAGGTGGTGCAACGCCTCAGACCCCCGCACAGGCTGTACAGGCGTTCCAGGACGTTCCCGATGGTACGCAGCAGATGCAAACCGAAGGTGGCGCTACTCCTCGTATCCCCGTCGCACGGCCTGACTGGCTCCCCGCCAAGTTCAGCTCCCCTCAGGACATGGCCAAGGCGTACGCTGAGCTAGAGGCTAAGCAAGGCGCACAGCCTGGGCAGATTCACGCTAACCCTGAGACCCCTGCCCCGGCTCCCGGTGGGGACCTTGGTACGTACCTCGAGGCCGCGGCTAACGAGTACGACTCCACGGGACAGCTCTCTTACGCTACCCAAACAGCCCTCGCAGCTCATGGTATCCCGCCTCAGCTACAAGCCACTTACATTGCTGGTCTCAACGCTCAGGCTGGGCAAGAGATGCAGACCATCCACGGCGCAGTAGGCGGCGAGCAGCAGTGGAACCAGATGGTGCAGTGGGCACAGCAGAACCTCCAGCCGCAAGAGGTAGAGGCTTTCAACGCCATGCTCAACGGGGGTACTGACCAAGCAGTCATGGCAGCCCGTGGCCTCCTGGCACAGATGCAAGGTGTTGGTCCCCAGCGCGAGCCTCAGCTTCTCAAGGGCAATGCCCTGGCAGCTAACCCCAACCGTGTCGAGCCTCTCACTGAACAGAAGATGATCGAGTTGATGAGTACCCCCGAGTTCAAGGCTAACGATCCTGAGATGCACGCTCGAGTGGACGCAGGCCTGGCAGCCCGTATCGCGGCCCGTGCGGCTGGTCAACAAATTCGATAACGATGATGGCAACGTACACTTCAGACGAGGTAACGCGGAGTCAGCTTGCTTCTCGCTTCGACTACTACAACCTCAAACCAGCGATGGCGGGCAGGTTGATGGGGCTGCGCAAGCAGTTAGGGGCGATGGCTAACCTTATCCTCTCTGAAACGCCCCCAGGGTACGAACAGGCAAACGCTTTGCAGAAGCTAGAAGAGTGTTCCTTCTGGGTGGACGCAGCAATTCAAAGGAACGAATAGAATGGCTACAAAACTAGGATCGAGGAAAGGTGGAGGCGGCGCAGGTGGTGTGGGCCAGTCCCGTAAAACAGGCGCAACCAAACGCTCCCGTACCTTCCTGACAGGTATTGCGGCATCTAGCGTCGCACGGCGTAGCTCGAGCAAGTCGTCTAACTCCGTACGCCAGTCTAACGCGCCGGCAACCAAAGGGTTCCGTGACCTCCTAGGTAACCGTGGTGCCAAGCGATGAAAGGTGTACTCGCACTGCTTCTGGCTGTGGTCGTGTTCGCTGGTATCATCGCATGCCCGACACTTGGTAGCGGTCAGCCGCCCACGCAAGAAGAGATCATCGCCGAGCTAGCGTTCTTCGAGGACCTGGCAGACGGGCTGGTGATGCAGTACGCAGCTGACGAGGACGAGGGTAAGGTAGAGACCTACTCCAACATCGCCGATGCGCTACAGACTGTCAGGACTGGACTCTCTCCTGATGGTGAGCTAGAGGTTAGCCTCAAGTTCGCAGTGAACTTCTCCCTGACGCTCGTTGAAAAGCAGCTTCAGGACCCCGACAGTGGACAGGAGTGGGTAGCTCTATGGGCCGTATTGCAGCGTTTGTCTCGATCGTTGGACTCTTCTGTGGATGTGTCCTTCCTCCAGTTCCCGAAGACCCTCACTACCGTCTGAAGCTGATGCCGGATGAGGTGCATTTGGGGGTATCGTACAACGATCACCACATGTTCGCGCCTCGTGGCTTTCAGTACACAGAGAACGCTAGCGGTCACATAACCCTCGTTTACTACACCTACCACTAATGTACCTCTACGAGATCGAACTAGATGAAGGCGCTGTAGAGTCCTTTGACGTCAACTACGACTCCTGGAACGGGTCTGGACGACGCAAGATTACCGTACCTCCTGAGTACGACGGCGTCCACATCATCGGCAAGGGTCGAGGTAAGACGATTGTTCAGCCAGGGTACGATGCTACCTTCATGTTCGGTACTGACGTAGGTCATGTGAAGATCTCAGGGTGTACACTCCTTACTTCTCGCAGGTACACCATCAAGATCGGTGAGAGTGGGGAGTTCAATTCCAAGCTGACGCTGGACCTGCACAAGGTGGCGTTCATTGAGGGTCAGCATAGAGCATCGTGGGGCATCTCCTCCACCAATGCCGACATGCACTTCATCGACGTAGACGTGGACCTCCCTGGTATCCGGGAACACTTCCTCTACGCCCACGGTGTCTCCAAGTACGGCATCTACTGGAAGCGAGTGGACATCCAGGGTGTGGCTGCTGAAGCCCTCAAGGTATGTACACGGGCCTTTGAGGCGGAGTTCGTGGCTGGTGCCCAGCTGATCGTGGAGCAGTGCCAGTTCCGTAACTGGTTCACACCGTCGTCACAGCGTGGCGGGGTTGCGATAGCTCTACAGGGCTGTGGGCTATCAGGAGTGTGGATCAAGCGGACCCTCTTCTGGGGTGCTCCAGGCTCTAACACTCGCTCCCACTGTATCGGCATCTCTGACGGTCTCTCCACCATCCGTAACGCGGCTAACAACCAGCAACGATACTATGACATCAATGGCGTTCCTGGAGGCCCTGGCGCTACGTGTGGTACTGTGGATATCACTGACTGCGGTTTCATGGGCTATGGCACTCGTAATCTTGTGTCAACACAGACTCTCTTCCCTGGCTACGAGGACGAGCTTGGCATCCCCTACCATCCTATCGTGACCTCGTTCCGGATGAAGAACTGTGGCGCGTACGGTACGGCTGGGATCAACCTCAAGCACGTCGAGACCGCTCCGGTTATCTCGGGCATGAACAACCCACGTACAGAGGTCTTCCTCGAGTCGGTGGGCTTTGATACCTCTGTATCCTCCCCCGTGCGCTTTCTCACTGTGTAGCTGCTGCTGAATTGTGGCAGTTAGATTCAAGCCTTACCCGCTTGTCGCAGCCTGACCTCTGCGTTACCAACGGGTCACCAAACACCATCTGACCCATCTTGGTTGGTTGGCAGAGCCACTGGGCTCTAGGCAGGCTGGTCCTTGCCCGCACCGCGGTGTGGATAACATGCTGATCCAGAAGTCTGGAAAGTCGAAGACGGTTCTATTCTGCTCCTTTCAGACATCAAACGAGCCTCGTCCTCGCGGCGAGAACTCAAACAGCAAACACAAGGATAAATACAGCTTATGGCACGTATCGCTCTAGCTAGCTTTGCACGG